GCTCCCAACGCAGTGGCGATGGTGAAGTGGCAGAAGTACCTGACATGCTGGCCAATGGCTGCCTACCTTCGACAGGTGGACATGCCTGAGATGCCAGATGGAATCCAGGATGCTTTGGGAGGCTCCAACCTCCACTTCCCTCTCGTGGGGAAGGCTCGCAAACATCTCCGGAACCTTCTCGCGAGTCGACCTGGTGAGGTCCGACCGTCGAGGGTTTGCTGGTCGATTTTGCAAGGCATCAAGCGAGGCACGGTCGAGGTCCCTGAGGACTTCATTTCAATGACCATGGCCAAGCACCAGGCTGCTCTGACTCAGGAACTCCCTGAGCTGAGCGAAGCCGACGCCGAGCGTTTCCGCCGCAAGTTCCGCGCGATCTGGAGGTCGCGCAAAGAGGTTACCGGAGGAGACGGTAAGAAGTGGACAGCATGGGGTGTGAACAAGCGGATGCGGCATTTTGCTGATCTTCCGCCTGACGCTGGCTATAATGCCTGCGCGGAGTTCACCCGCCGGCAGGGTGGCCGGTGTGGCTACGTGCGCTCTCAATTGCTACGTCACTTTCAGGAGGAGGGTGATCTCGTGTCAGCCGCTTTAGGCGGCTCTTTGATACGGATGACCGAAATTTCCCCTGGCGTGGTAGTTGAGGAGCGAGCGGATACCACCTTTCTGCCCACTGTGACTCGGAAACTGGCAACGAAGCTTGCGCTGGACGAGCTGAAAGGCCCTAAATTGGAGGGCAAATGTTCAGCGTATGTTGCCGGGATTCTCGAGCCACTGAAGTGCCGTCTTATTACGAAAGGCTCAGGAGTCGTCTACTGGGCGGCCAGCAGCCTGCAGCGTGCGCTCTGGGAGCGGTTGCAGGATCATCACTGCTTTAGGCTGACAGGACGACCAATGGACATGAGCGACCTCCACGAAGTAGATCGTCTGACCAAACGCCTCGGACTCGATTTCCGATCCTGGGTATCCGGAGACTACTCCGCGGCCACCGATGGCTTATCTCAACAGATCAACCGCCTGTGCCTCGAAGAGGCGATATTGGCATCTGGTCTGTCTGAGGATGAAGCGAAGGTGGCACGCGCCGTACTCGGAAACCATCGGATCTTTTATCCGAAGGAGTTCTGGCACGATCTCCCGCGGGGCGGCAAGATCGATCAGACGAACGGTCAGCTCATGGGCTCGGTTCTAAGCTTTCCAGTTCTGTGCGCTATCAACGTAGCGGCGTACTGGCTTGCGTTGGAGGAACACCTCGGACGCGCCGTAGAACTGAAGGACCTGCCTGTTCTTGTGAATGGTGACGACATCTGCTTTAAGGCGGATGATGAGTTCTACCCTATTTGGAAGAGGTGGACTGCCCTCGCGGGCTTCACGCTTTCCCCAGGCAAGAATTACATCAGCCAAAGCTTCGTCACCATCAATAGTGAGGGATACGTGGCCCGAGATTGGACCCCCTCGTCGGCAGGCAGCTGCAAACTCCAGAAGGTCGATTTCCTCAACACCGGCTTGCTCTATGCAGGGCAGGCCTTTCGTGAAGTCGAGGTCGACTGGAGAACCTGGGAGAACAGGACCTTCCCGGAGCAGCACAAGGGTCCGAAGGTGGGGCTTCGGCCCGAGAACCGAGAGATGCCTTTCACTGCCAAGGTCAACAGGTGTATTACGGAGTCATGCGACCCGCAGAGGACCCTGTTGCGCGTGCATGCCTTCTACAAGCAAGAGATTGCTTATCACACCCACCGTGGTGAGATCAACATGCACGCAGCGCCCGAACTGGGCGGCCTTGGTATCAAGCTGCCCGAGGGCAGCTCCACCTATTTCACGCCGTGGCAACAGAAGGTTGCCGGATACCTCCGCCACAAGTGGAAAACTCTTGACTTCGGGTCGAGAGTGGAGGTCGACGGCGAGATGCTCTGGGACTTGAATGCGCCTATGCGCTTGGAGGGCCGCTGCACTTACCAGAAGTCAGCCAAGCCCAATCTTGTCCCTTTGCACCCGGTGAGACCGGGAAAGGTGGTTGTGCGAGCGAAGTTGGAGCCGATGCGTGCGGACGAGCAGAGGTGGTCGCTGCCGAGCTCAAACCTGTTGAATTACCAGGCAGAGCAGAACGGCGACCGAGGCGAGTGGAAGATTCGCCAACTCTCTCGAGATGATCTTGAACGCTGCAGGGCCTACGAAGGTGAAAGAGTTTCTTCACCTACCGAATGGCATGATGAGCTGCGGGTTCAGCTGCCCTCGGGGCAGTCTCTTCAACGGACGGATTCATGCAGTGGTATCACATACATGACTCCGGACGGAGAGACCATCTACTTCCGCACGAAACCCATACTCGTGGGCCCGTGAGACAGTTGTCTGGGCGACACGGAACGCATGGTGATGCTGCATTTCAGAATGCCACCTCCCTCTCTCGAAGTCCCGACGTAAGTCCAAAGAAATTTATGGCCGTCTATGGGTCCTCTCTGAGGAGGCAAAGGGGTAGCTGGTGCAGTTGATCTGTGCTCTGTGGAGCTAGCTGTCAACGGCGAACGCAACATCGGCGGACCGTGATCACACGGTACGGGGGGCCCTTACAAGGCCCTGTCACCCGGGGGAGTCTT